ACCCGCATCTCGGCCAGGGCGTCGATGTCGATGTCGTCGGCGTCGTAGTTCGAGTCCATCGGTTCGTCGTTCTCATCGGTGCTCGACCACAGGGCGGCGATCACGTAGTGGCGCAGGATGGTTTCAATATCGAAGGGGATCATGCTGCGGTCCCTCCCAGGGCGTTGAGGCGTTTGATTTCTGCACGGGCTGCGGCAGCGGTTGGGAAGCTGTGGAACTCACCCACGGTGTCAATCCGTCCGCTGACGTGCTGGCGGCGCACGCTGTAGGCGGTCAAGCCAGAGGGGTTGGTCTCACGGGTCACAAACAAGATCCCGGCGCTGGTCTCGTAGGCGTTGGCGGGCATCTTGCTCTTGAAGAAGGCAAGGGCACCCTTGGTGAACCAGAAGCCGGCGGGCTGGTGGCTGTCGTAATACATGCGTACGTGGTTGAAGGGGATCGTTTTCATTTGGCGCTTTCGATGTTGGTTAATCACACTGATCTGCCCGGGGGCAGATCGCTGGGATCAAACGGCGTTGTGCTGGCTGGCCACCTTCTTGTCCTCGAAGTCCTCCCAGTAGCCTGCCAGGGAGAAGTGGCCGCGCTTGTCAATGCGGGGCTGGAGGTTGACGACCACGTCCTTGCTGATCAGGTAGTCGGCCATGCCGGGCCACACCTTGGCGCCCTGGGAGAAGCGCACAGCCAGTCCGAAGAGGGGAAGGCGATCGCCCCACACGGTTGAGCAGTTAACGCGGCGGCGATCACCTTTGATGGTCACCTCTACCGAGTAGCGCTCGTAGTGCTGCTCTACACCTTTTTTGTTGGTGAACACATGGTCAGGATCTTGGCGGTGGGTTTCGGGGTGGACTTGCATGGTGCTCTCCGGTTAATTAAATGCGATGATTGAATTGTAGCAGATGCTAAAACACTCACGCAATAAAAACCCGACTAAAAAGCCGGGTCTTTAATTTTCTACGGGGGGCTACCGTATTAGAACGAGCAGCGCAGCGAGTCCAATGCTGCACCCCACGGCGGCGAGAACGAACAAGAAACGAATCTGGTGCTTGATGTCTGCCAGGGGGTCCTCCGCGATCCCGCCATGCTCTACCAGGTATGCAATCCGTTGCTTTAACTGCTGGTCGCTCATTTCTTAATTAGTCCTACAAGTTTCTGAATGAAGGATTCGTCGACCCGGCCCGTGAGCTTGGTGTGCTCGTACGCAAGTGTGACCAGATTGCCGTAAGTTTTCGGGCCTATTTTGAGACCCGCGTCGCGTATCGCAGCAGCCACTGCACCCACGCAGATCCCAAGGGTCTCGTCGTCGACGGGCTTGCCTTTGCCTGTGTGCTCCTGGTCGAGCCATCCCACCGGCAATGACAGCCGGGTCTCGATGTCCCGTGCAACCTTCTCGCTGACCTCCCGGCTGGGGTTCGGGCCCACGAGCTGGGCGAGGTAGCTGCCGTTGCTGTGCTCCAGCTTCTTGGCCAGGCTGGTGGGGCCGCCCCATTCCTTCTGCAGGGTGCGCAGGTTGTCCCTGCGGATGTCGTAGACGTTTTTCATAGAAGCAAAGTATTCCCCTCGGTTAGCCTTTGCACTTGCTAAATGTCAACCGCGTGAGTGCTTGACGAATTCAAGGGCGCAAAGGTATCACCCCTTACCCTATTGCAACAAGAGGCTTACAACCTGCTAAAATCCGCGACATGAAAACACTACACCCCATGCAGGTCTGGATGGCGGCGGCAACGCCCGCCGAGCAGACCCTCCTCGCCACCAACGCGGGCACCACCCGCGGGCACTTATACCAACTCTCGGGTGGCCACCGGCAATCCAGCGCCGTGATGGCGGGTAAAATCGAGTCCGCGACGGCCGAGATGCACAAGCACAGCAAGGGCCGCCTGCCCAAGGTGTACCGCACGGATCTGTGTGACGCCTGCCGGGTGTGCCAGTACGCGGCCAAGTGCCTGGGCCAGCGTGCCGTGGTCTCGGACTTCCCGATCGTCGACCCCCGTCAGATGGAACTGGCGGTATGACGTTCCTGCTCGGGTTGTGGGCGGGCGCCATGTTCGGCTACTTCCTCGCGTGCCTGATGTTCGTGGGGCGTGACGAATGATCACGACCCTGCACGTCGGCATGCGGGTGCTACTGGCCAGCGGCAACGTCGTGCTGCTGTTGCGCCGCGAACGGGCGCACTGGGCGTGCGAGTACACCGCACACGCCAAGGCGCGCGGCGAGGTCGAGTTCAGCGGGGTCTACCTGCGCCGGTGGGGTCGTCAAGTCTGACTTCGTCTGTGCGGTAGTTAACCTTAGACTTTACAGTGTGCTAAAGTCGAGGCCTCACACCGTTAATTTGCAAGCCCTGGAGAGGGCCCCAACCTGTGCAAACAGGGGTGTGAGAACCGGGGTCCTCTCCAGGGCTTTTTTACTGAAAGTCTTACATGCAGCATGTCGATTTCATACAACGCATCGCGTTGGCCATGGTCAATTCTTCCACCGGCGACTGGCATCCTGAAGCGCGGGCGGCCCAGGTTATGAAAAGCCCTTGCCCCCCATTCGAGAAAGATCCTACGGGCTGGGCAGCCTGGAAGCAGGAAGCGGAGGGCAGGATTACCTACCAGGAAGCGGAGGCTTTTGCCAAGGGGTTCAGGGCTGAATCAGAACGCTTTGAGGTGTAGGCATGACCGACACCATCAGCACCCTGCACCACACGACCAACCTGCTGGCCAAGACTTGGAAAGCCGACGGCACGATGAGTGCCTACGGCGACGCCAAGTTTTTCAAGCTGATCAAGCGCACGGTCAACAACCTGACCGAGCTGTCGTCACTGCTCACGCAGATCGAAGCGCATCCCAAGGCGTGCGTGATCCGTGGGGAGTACGCGGGGCATGAGCTTGCACAGCAGCGCGACCCTGAGTTCCAGGCCGGCAAGGTGCGCCGGGCGCTCGACTACTTCGACGATCAGGCGTTGCACACGGTACTGATCGACGTCGACAAGTTCGAGCCGTTGACCGCCGACGCGCTAACCGATCCGCTCATGGCGATCGACGAGTTTGTCTTCACCATGCTGCCCGAGCCCTTCCATGGCGCGGGCTACCACTGGCAGCTATCCAACAGCGCGGGCCACCCCAGCAAGGGCACAGAGCTGCGCGCGCACCTGTGGTTCTGGTTGGACAGCCCACTGACTTCGGCGCAGCTCAAGGGCTGGGCCAAGGCCACGGGCCTGAAGGCTGACCTGGCGCTGTTCAACCCGGTGCAGGTGCACTACACGGCGCTGCCCGTGTTCGAGCCTGGGCAGGTTGACCCCTACGCGGTGCGCTCGGGCTTTGTGAGCGGGCTGTTCGGCGATGAGGTGGTGCTCGAGATTGACACCGCGGTGCTGGCCGAGGCACAGAGCCATGCCGGTGGGCGCGGCCAGCGGCTGCTCAACGTGGCCACCGAGGACCCGATCGCCCAGGCCCTGTACTCGGGCGGCCTGGTCAAGAGCCAACGGCGCGAGGGCGCGCTCAATATCGAGTGCCCATTCAGCAGCGACCACACCAGCGACTCGGGCGAGAGCTCCACCGTCTACTACCCACCCAACACCGGCGGGTATGCAGTGGGCCACTTCAAGTGCTTGCACGCCACCTGCGTGGGTCGAGGGCGTGGGCAGTTCCTATCACGCCTTGGCGTTGACGACTGTGGGTTTGAGGATGAAACCTTGAACGACGCGCCAGCGTCGGACGACGGCGAGCACAAAATCACCCGCAAGGGCATCCCCGAAGCCAAGCACCTGAGTACCGACCAAGCCAACGCCGGGCGCATTGTGTCCAAGTTTGGTAAGCGTCTGATTGTGGTGGCAGGCCAGTGGTATGCGTGGTCAGGCATGCGCTGGGAGAAGGACGACGGCGAGGTCTACCGCTACGCCTGCAAGCTGTCCCAACTGATCCACGCCGAGGCGGATGGCTGGCGCGCGAAGAAGACGAACGCCGCCGAGGAGTCAGACCGCAATGGGAAGATCGCCGACGCGTTGACCAAGTGGGCGCAGAAGTCTGAGATGAAGTCGGCAATCGAGGCGGCCGTTGGCTTGGCCAAGAAGATGCTGACCGTCAACGAGAACCAGATCGACCGCAACCCCTGGTTGCTCAACTGCCTGAACGGTGTGGTGGATCTGCGCACGGGCGTGATCAAAGCGCACGACCCCGATGACTTCATCACCAAGCTGGTGCCGCTCGAGTACGACCCGAAGGCGCGCAGCACGGCGTGGGACACCACGATCGCACGGGTGACTCTCGAGGAGGAGATGACCACGCGCCCCTTGGCTAGGTTCCTGCAGCGCTGGTTTGGATACTGCGCCACAGGCAGCACGCGCGAGCAGGCGTTCGTTGTGCATTACGGGCAGGGCTCCAACGGCAAGAGCACGATCCTGGACACCGTGGCCGAGGTGATGGGCGACTACGCCGCCACGGGCGCCCCAGGCCTGCTGGTGGGCAACGGGCGCGACCGTCACCCCACCGAGATCGCTGACCTGTTTGGTCGGCGCATGGTGACCAGCCACGAGACAGGGGAGGGCGGTCATCTCAAGGAGGACATGGTCAAGCAGCTCACCGGAAGCGACAAGGTCAAGGCTCGGTTCATGCGTGCCGACTTCTTTGAGTTTGACCCCACGCACAAGCTGCAACTGCTCACCAACTACAAGCCGATCATCAAGGGCCAAGACAACGGCATCTGGCGCCGGGTCTTGTTGATGCCCTACATGGCGCGCTTTGCCTCGAGCGAGGAGGTGGCCAGCGGCCGCGCTCACTTCGTGAAGGACACGCGCATCGCCGAGCGCTTGAAGGGGGAGATCCAGGGCGTGCTTACCTGGGTGGTGGAGGGTGCGCGAATCTGGTTCCAGGATGGGCTGCAGGCGCCTGACGCCGTGCTTGCTGCGTCGAAGGACTACCAGGCCGAGCAAGACCGTGTTGGGCAGTTTGTGACCGAGTGTTGCGAGCTGGGCAAGGACTTCGAGACACCCCTTTGTGGTGACTTTGGTGGGGTGTACGACACCTACCGTGCGTGGTGCGGGGAGGGCGGATTCATGGCTTTAAGCAAAATGCGGCTCGTTCAGGAACTTGAGCGGTTGGTGCCATATTTTGCAAAGACAGCGCAGAAGCAAACTGGATCTGCAGGAAAACGCAAGAACGTGAGCATGTTGGTCGGGATTCGGGTGCTGGAAGGCTAAAAGTGTCTGGTTGTCTGGTCAATATGTGCCTTTTTCCTATTATCGCCCTAAGCAAACTACTCTTAGAGAGGTAATAGTAAAAACGCTGTTTTTGACCAGACAACCAGACAAACACGGGAACGTGCAAAAAATTACACGAAAGGGTTTGTCATGCAGAAACTGGTAGCACTGAACGAAAACGGTCGGCGAATAGGGGAACACCACCCCTTGGCCAAGTTGACGGACGCAGAGGTCGAGCTGGTGCATGGGATGCGCGAGGACGGCCTGACCTTGAGTGAGATCGCAAAGAAGATGGAAGTGACCAAGGGCTGCGTGTGGAAGATTCTCAACGGCTACCGCCGTGCCCAGTCCACTGCGCGCACGGTTCGTGTGTCCGTGTCCGGTTAGCACCTTGCTAAAGTTATTCGTATGGGCAAATCAATTTACACACCGGAACTGGCACAGCGCGTACTTGACGTGCTTGAGCGCACGGGCTCGCTGCGCGCTGCGTGCCGCGAGGTTGGCATCAACCGAGAGACCGTCGTGCGCTGGGTGGTCGATGACCTCAACGGCTTCGGCGTCGCATACGCGCGATCCAAAGACATCGGCATTGACAACCTGGTCGACGAGACCCTCGAGATCAGCGACGCGCCCCCTGGGCTAAATCAGTTCGGCGGCGTTGACACTGGGCATGTGGCGCACTCCAAGCTGCGCATCGAGACCCGGCGCTGGCTGGCAGAGCGCATGGCACCCAAGCGCTACGGCCTCAAGCAGGGCCTGGACGTCACCAACAGCGATGCGAGCCTGCAGGTCGACGAGACCACACGCAGTGCACGCGTGGCCCAGCTGCTGGCGCTGGCATCGCAGCGCAAGGACTTCGAGGATCTGGCATGAGCACCGACCGGCAAATCGTCGCCGCGTTGTTGGTCTGCTGGTTGTTTGTGTGGGCGGTGATGTACGTCGCGGGGCTATGACCCCCACTGAAGCGCGCAACCTTGAGCGCTACCTCACCCCAGCCGAGCGCGAAGAGCTCAACGCCCTGATCGCTGCCGACATCAAGCAGCACACCTGGCGCCCCTTGCCGGGCCCGCAGACCATGGCCTATGAGTCCAAGGCTGACGTGATCGGCTTCGGTGGCGCAGCAGGCGGGGGCAAGACGGATCTGGCCATCGGCTTGGCACTCACCGAGCACTACCGCACGCAGTTCTTCAGGCGTGAAGGCCCACAGCTCACCGGCGTGATCGATCGCTTGGCCGAGATCGTGGGCTCGCGCGACAACATCAACGGCAAGCCCGCGGTGTACCGTGACGTCGACGACAGGCTGATCGAACTCAACTCCATGCCCAACCTGGGCGATGAGACCAAGTACCAGGGCCGACCCAAGGACCTGCTGGTCATCGATGAGGCCGCCAACTTCTTGGAGCAGCAGGTGCGCTTCGTCAAGGGCTGGGTGCGTACCACCCGACCCGGGCAACGCACACGCACGTTGATGACCTTCAACCCGCCCACCAACGCCGAAGGCCGGTGGGTGATTGGCTTCTTTGGCCCCTGGTTGGACAAGCGCCACCCGATGTACCCGACACCACCGGGCAAACTGCGCTACGTGTACGTCGATCCGGAATCAGGCAAAGACGTCTGGATTGCAGACGACAACCCCAAGCCCTTCGTGATTGCGCAAGGCACACGGGTCTACGACTTCGACCCCCTGGCGCACCGGCCCGAGGAGATCGTGCAGCCTGAGTCGCGCACCTTCGTGCCCTCACGCATCACCGACAACCCATTCCTGGTGTCCACGGGCTACATGGCGCAGCTGCAGGCCCTGCCCGAACCCCTGCGCAGCCAGATGCTCAACGGCAACTTCGAGGCCGGCATGGAGGATGACCCATGGCAGGTGATACCAACCGCCTGGGTCGAGGCGGCCATGGCGCGCTGGAAACCACGCACACCACGCGGCGAGATGATGGCCATGGGTGTGGACGTGGCACGCGGTGGACGTGACCAGACCGTCATTGCCACACGCCACAAGACCGAGCAGAACGAACTATGGTTCGACACGCTGCACATGTACCCAGGCAGCGAGACCCCCAACGGCAACAGCGTCGCGGGGCTGGTCATCGGTGAACGCCGTGACCTGGCACCCGTGCACATCGATGTGATCGGTGTTGGCGCCAGCCCCTACGACGTACTCAACGAGGCCAAGCAGGACGTCTACGGTGTCAACGTGTCGGAACGGGCCAACAGCCTCGACCGCAGTGGGCGCCTGTCGTTCATGAACCTGCGCAGCCAACTGTGGTGGCAGATGCGTGAAGCACTCGAGCCGTCGCAGCACAACGGCATCGCGCTGCCTGACGACAAGGATCTACTGGCCGAGCTGTGCGCCCCACGCTGGGAGCTGTCGGGCATGACCATCAAGGTAGAAAGCAGGCAGGACATCGTCGACCGGGTAGGGCGCAGCCCCGACCGGGCCACCGCCATCATGCTGGCGCTGATCCCCACACCCAAGGTGCGCGCCATCCGTGCGATGGCTGAATCGAGCAACAGCGCACTGGATTGGGACCCGTACGCACGCACATAGGGTGTCCGTGTAATAGGCAGCCCCTTGCACAATGGCGCGAAACCCCTAGAGGACCCGACCCATGTGCATGCCTGATGCCCCGAAGATACCGCCACCTGCGCCACCTCCCCAGGCGGTGAAGCAGCCCGACCAGGTGCAGGCCCTTGACGCCATGAAGCGCAACCGCAACTCCTCCGCAATGGGTGGTGGCTCTTTGCTCACCGGCCCGAGCGGTGTGTCCGCGGGCGCAGCTACAGGCAAGACCAGCCTGCTGGGTGGTTAGCCGTGTGCACCCCCAACAAGCTCGAGAACTCCCTTGATGGCTTCAACGCCATGGACGCCATAACCAACCCCCTCGACCCGTTGGCCAACGTGCGCAAGAAGTACAACACGCCCGCTGCGGATGCACCTATCGCCCGCGGCACTAACGACGGCCAGACCTACCGAGGAGCGGAAGCTGCCCCCGCAATGGGTGCACGCCGCCGCAACAACTCGGCCATGGGTGGTGGCTCTCTGCTCACCGGCCCGAGTGGCATCGACACAGCAGCCACCGGCAAGACTTCACTACTGGGCGGATAATGGAAGAACCAATCAACAAACGTCAGCGCATGCTTGCCCGCAAGGGCGCGCTGTGGAACGAACGCTCGAGCTGGATCTCCCACTGGCGTGAGATCAGCGAGTACCAGCAACCACGCGCTGGACGTTTTGTTGCATCCGATCGCAACAAGGGCGACAAGCGCACCAACTCGATCATCGACAACGCCGCCATGTTCGGCTCGCGTACGCTGGCCGCCGGCATGATGTCGGGCATGACCAGCCCCGCACGGCCATGGTTCCGCCTGGAGATCCAAGACAAGGACCTCATGGAGTTCGGCGCGGTCAAGACCTGGCTGCACGACAGCGCCACGCTGCTGCGCGCGATCTTCGCCTCGAGCAACACCTACCGCGCACTGCACACGATCTACGAGGAGCTTGGCCTGTTCGGCACGGCAGCCACCATCGTGCTGCCCGACTACGACAGCGTGCTCCACCACTACCCCCTGACCGTGGGCGAGTACGCACTCGGCACCAACTACAAAGGCGTGGTCGATACGCTGTGCCGTGAGTTCCAGATGACCGTCGGCCAGATGGTCGGCCAGTTCGGCATCGACAACGTGAGCGAGACCGTCAAAAACCTGTACCACCGCCACCAGGTGGACCAGTGGGTCGACGTGATCCACCTGATCGAGCCGCGCAAGGAGCGTGAGTACGGCAAGCTCGACTCCAAGAACAAACGCTTCGCCTCGTGTTACATCGAGCCAGGCAAAGACAACAACGACAAGTACCTGAGCGAATCAGGTTTCGACAAGTTCCCAGCGCTCGCACCTCGTTGGGTCGTGACTGGTAATGACATCTACGGCACCAGCCCCGGCATGGAATGCCTGGGCGACGTTAAGCAGTTGCAGCACCAGCAGACCCGCAAGGGTCAGGCGATTGACTACCAGGTCAACCCACCACTGCAGGTGCCGACCAAGTACAAGGAAGCAGCACGCGCACGCCTACCTGGCGGCGTGTTCTACGTCGACACCGTCGGCACTGGCCAAGCGGTCAAGGCTGCGTTCGAGGTCAATCTCAACCTGCAGCACTTGATGCTCGACATCCAGGACGTGCGCGAACGTGTGCGCTCGGCGTACTACGCCGACCTGTTCATGATGCTGGCCAACGACACCCGCTCGGGCATCACGGCCACCGAGGTCGCTGAACGCCACGAGGAAAAGCTGCTCATGCTCGGCCCCGTGCTGGAGCGCCTGCAGAATGAGCTACTCAGCCCGATGATCGACACTGCGTTCGAGTACGCGGCCAAGGCCGGCATCTTGCCAACCCCACCCAAAGAACTCGAAGGACTCGACCTCAAGGTGGAGTTCATCAGCGTACTGGCCCAGGCCCAGCGTGCCGTCGCCTCGCAAGGGGTGGACCGCCTGCTGGCTACTGTCGGCCAGCTCGCCACCATCAACCCGGGCGTGCTCGACAAGATCGACTTCGACCAGGTGATCGACGACTACGGCGACATGTACGGGGTCAATCCCAAGATCATCGTGCCCGACAACGTGGTGGCCGAGAAACGCGCCGCTGCTGCACAAGCAGCACAGGCTGCACAGACCGCTGCTGCCATGCCGCAGATGGTCGAGTCGGCCAAGACTGCGGGCGAAGTGAACATGCAAGGCGTGCAGGATGTGATGGCCTCGCTGCAAGGATACGGCACCGTCAACGGCGCCACGGTCTAGCGTGTCCGTGATCTGCCCGCGTGCCCCTACGATTCGCGCGTGGCAACTAACAACGATCCAACAGACCTGAAGCGCCAAGAGCGCGAAGCCGAAGCCGATGAGGCGGGGGCACGCGAGCACCGACGCAAAGAACTCGACGATCTTCGTTGGATGCTAGGCCACCCGCAAGGCAGGCGCATCGTGATGCGTTTGTTGGAAGAGGCCGGTGTGTTTCGTAGTTCCTTCAACACAAGCGGAAGCGTAATGGCTTTCGCAGAAGGACGCCGACACATGGGGCTTTTTCTAACAGGCGAACTGCTCGAAGCATCTGCTGACGGGTATATGAAAGTCCTCAAGGAATTCAAGGCTAAAGAATGACGATAGATACGAACGCGGAAACCGGCACAACTACCACTGACGCTGGGGACACGCAAACCACGACTGATACTTCCGTTACAACGCCCGCGGTCGCAACGAGCACCACGCCCACAGAAGTCAAAGCCCCCGAGGCTGTGGCACCTGAGAGCTACGAGTTCGCCATGCCCGAAGGTGTGCAGCTGGATAAAACCGCTGCCGACGAGTTCACCACGATCGCCAAAGAGCTGAAGCTCGACCAGGCAACGGCGCAGAAGGTCGCCGACGTTGGAGCCAAGATGGCCCAGCGTCAGACCGAAGCACACGCCAAGCTGGTGGAGTCTTGGGTCGAGGCAGTCAAGTCCGACAAAGAGATCGGCGGCGACAACCTCGCGGAGAACCTCGGCGTGGCGCGTAAGGCGCTTGAAACATTTGGTGATCCCGAACTGCGGGACGTCTTGAACTCGACCGGACTGGGCAACCACCCGGGGCTGATCAAGATGATGCACCGAATCGGCAAAGCAATCAGTGAAGACCGTTTCGTGACTGGCACCGCAAAGGGCGCCGACACCGACATGGCCAAGCGCATGTTCCCCTCAATGAATTAACGAAAGGTACTAACCCATGACCACGCTCGCTACCACCCACCCCACGCTCTTGGACGTTGCCAAGCGCCTGGACCCCAACGGCAAGATCGACTCCATCGTCGAACTGATGGCCGCCCAGAACCCAATTCTGGAAGACATGACCTTCGTCGAGGGCAACCTCGCCACCGGTCACAAGACCACCGTGCGCACGGGTCTGCCCACTCCGACCTGGCGCAAGCTGTACGGCGGCGTGCAGCCCGGCAAGTCCACCACTGCGCAGGTCACTGACTCGTGCGGTATGTTGGAAGCCTACGCCGAAGTGGACAAAGCCCTGGCCGACCTGAACGGCAACAGCGCCGCGTTCCGCTTGAGCGAAGACGCAGCCCACATCGAAGGCATCGCCCAGGAACACGCACAGACGTTGTTCTACGGCAACGAGGGCACCGAGCCTGAAGCCTTCACTGGTTTGGCACCGCGCTACAACTCACTCTCCGCACAGAACGCGGACAACATCATCGACGGGTTCTCTGGATCTGGCGGCGACTTGACCTCGATCTGGTTGTGCGTGTGGGGCCCACAGACTGGCTTCGGCATCTACCCCAAGGGCAGCAAGGGCGGCCTGCAGATGGAAGACAAGGGCCAGGTCACGATCGAGAACGTCGACGGCGCTGGCGGACGCATGGAAGGCTACCGCACTCACTACCGCATGGACTCGGGTCTGACGATCCGCGACTGGCGCTACTTCGTGCGTATCGCCAACATCGACGTGAGCGAGCTGTCCACCTTGGCCAACACCAAGAACCTGATCACTTGGATGATTCAGGCCAGCGAGCGTATCCCTCAGTTGGGCAAGGGCCGGGCATGTTTCTACATGAACCGCACGCTGCGCGAGAAGCTGCGCCTGGGCATCCTGGAAAAGGTGTCCACCAACCTGAACTGGGAATCGGTCAGTGGCAAGCGCGTGATGACGTTCGACGACATCCCTGTCCGTCGCACCGACGCGCTGATCAGCACCGAGTCCCGCGTGGTCTAACCCCCGAACACTGAAAAGGTAACTATCATGATTCTCGACTCTCGAAATGAATTTGCTGATGCCACTTCGGTGGCAGCGGCCGCCGGCACCGTACTGATCGGCAACGTCATCGACCTCGGCACCGACGGTCTCAACGACGTTGACAGCCTGTACGCGGTCATCAGTGTAGACACTGAGATCGCCACGGCAGCTGCTGCCGGTACGGTCCAGCTGTTCCTGGTCTCTGACGCCTTGGCCACCCTGGGCGCCGGTGTCGTGGCCAACTGCACGACCCACGTCGCCTCACCGATCTTCGTGACCGGTGCCACCACGGTCCAGCCCCTGCTGGCCGCGGGCAAGACCTTGATGCAGGTAGAACTGCCGAAGGGTCAGTACGAGCGCTACCTCGGTATCTTGTGCACGACCGGCACGACCACGACCACGACCGGCAAAGTGAACTGCTTCCTGACACCCACACCGGTGACCCAGAAGTCGTTCGACTCTCCGTTCCACCTCTAAGGTCTAGCCCATGAAAATCGTTGCCATCAAACCAGCGTTTTACAATGGGCGCCGCGTGCGCGTAGGCGACGAGCTCGACATCCCGCAAGGGACGAAGGGTTCGTGGTTTGCGCCCGTCGCTTCTTCCGAGGCCGACAAGGCCAAGGTCAAGCCCGGCAAGGACGCGCCAAAAGCGTTGTCCGAGCTGGGCGTGGAAAAGGCCAAGAGCTTCACCGACGTCTTGGCCTAAGCGATGGCGCTGGTTGTCCCGGTCACCACCTTCCCGTTCGAGACCTCTCGTGATGTGGCGGTGACGACCTGGGACAACATGCTGGCGGACGACGACGGTGAGCCAGTCCGGCTCGCCGTCTACTCCGACCGCTCGATCCAGGTCGCCGGCACGTTCGGTGGCGCCAGCGTCACCATCGGCGGCAGCAATGACGGCGAGACCTACCACGCACTGCACGACACTGCGGGCAGCGCCATGACCCTGACCGAGGGCAAGCTGCAGCAGATCGTGGAGCTGCCCATTTTCATCAAGCCCCGCGTATTCGGCGGCGACGGCACGACTGCACTCAAGGTGGTGATGTCGGGACGAAAATAAATTTAAGGAACTGCAGTGTCCAAAGCCAACGCAACCGAAAACGACTTCGTAAAGTTCGTATTCAACGCAGTCGCCATGCCCTCGTATGGGGCAACGCTGCAACTTAACTTCCACACCGCTGACCCGGGTGAGGCAGGCACGGCCATCACCAGCAAGCCGACCCCAACCAGCTACGTGGCCCAGGTGGTCGCCCGCGACGGCACGGGCTGGGCGGTTTGCGACACCAATGGCACGCTGAACGCAGCAGGTAGCGCAGCCAAGAACGTGGCGCAAGTCACATTTCCCGAGGTCGAGAGTGGCTTTGTCGGCACCGAGACTTGGACGCACGGCAGCGTGAGCGTGGTTGCCACGGGCCAAATCCTGTACTCCGGTGCGCTGACCCAGCCGATCATCGTGTCGGCACTCACCACGCCGATCTTCCCCGCTGGCACCGTTCTGTTTTCCGAGGATTGATCCATGCCCGAAAGTTTCACCCAAGTACCGCCCAATAGCACGGGCAACAAGATGCGCACCCGAGAGCGGGTGGTTGGCGCAAACACGGTGCATGAGCAGGGCGTATTCCAAGGCTCTTTGCCCACGTACTACGCATTGGCAGACAACGTTGCATTCGCTGCAAATAAGCACATGATTTCCATCCACAACGCCGCAGGCACGGGCGTGATGGTGTCGCTCAAGAAGATGTTTTTGATTAACTTGGCGCTGGCTGCGGTGACGGGCGTGGCGTTACGTCAAGATGTGAAGCGGTTTTCTGCTGTCCACACTGTCGGCACAGCAATCACCCCCACCACCAGCGACAGCTTGAACCCCGCACTGCCAGCGGGAGTGACCGTCAAGACCGGCGCAACGCTGACCGATGGCGCCCTGATCTTCCCGTTGACGTTCACGAATGACGAGGGCGGTGCAACACAGGCATTCCCATCCACCATGCTGCAGGCCGGTATCAACTGGTTGCCCGAGGGGTCGGAGGTGCAGGAGATTCGTTTGCGTGAGGGCGAAGGCATAACCATCAAGAACATCACCAGCACCACCATCGGCTCTTACGCCTACCTGATCGTTTTCACCATTGACGAGCTTTAATGCTGCTTTCGCTCACCACGCTTGAATACTACGGCCCCGGCGCAACGTCGATGGCCTTGGGAGATGGCGCGGGTGTTGGTGCGGCAGTTGCGCAACCCGTGATGACCAAGCGCACGGGCGCATCCATCGGCGGCGCGGGTACAGCAAACGTCCTTCGGCCATACCGGGGGCGGGTATTCCGTTTGTCGGCAGGTGGCACGGGTGCAATGGCAAGCCAGCCTCGTAAGCGCAACCGCTTTGCCTTGTCGGTGTCCATTGGTGGCGCCTTGACGCAGGACGGCGTGACCGGTGCGGTGCTGGAGTCCAAGGTCGAGGGCGATCTGACACTCAAGCAGGCACTTCGGATTCTGCTGGCGCACGCGGCCGGTGACGCTACCGGGCTGGAAGGCGCCAGCCCCGCGTTCAAAAGCCTGGACGGTAGCAAGACCCGCATCGCCGGGACTTACACCGGCGGCACGCGCAACGTGACAACCATCGACGGCAGCTAGACATGCAAGGCCACTGGCTCGGCCGCTGGGTGGGGCGCTGGCTTGGCGACCTGGGCGGCGCCGCCCCCAGCCCTACTTACGTCTACGCCGCCCTGGTGGTGGCGGGTGTGGGGTCTGCACACCTTACCGCAACAGGCGGCGCCACCGTTCCTACCGGTCTTATCGGGTATCTCTGGCTGGCACGGGCCCGCAGGCGCCGCTAGTGTCCGTGACTTAAACCCTCGCACCTACACTGAGCGCCACCGGAGACCCGCATGGCATCAGTCGTTCAAATCTGCAACATGGCTCTGAGCCACATCGGCTCCGACGCTCGCGTGTCGAGCATCAACCCGCCCGACGGTAGCGCCGAGGCTGGCCACTGCGCCACCTTCTTCGACCAAGTCCGCACCGAGCTGCTCGAGCCCGGCGCCTGGGCGTTCTCGCTCAAACGTTCCGCGCTGGCCCAGGTGACCAACATCAGCGACGCCTGGCTATTCGCCTACGCCAAGCCCTCCGACTGCCTGCGCCCCGTGCGCGTGCTGCGCGCAGGGGCAGGGGACGACGCGCAGGGTGCCAACTTTATCCTCGAAGGCGACGCACTGTTCTCCAACGAGGAGGACGCCGTGCTGCTGTACGCACGCGACGTCACCGACACCACCAAGTTCACCGCGAGCTTCACCGGCGCCTTCGCCTACCTGCTCGCCGCCTACGTGGCCGGGCCCATCATCAAGGGTAGCGAAGGCATGCGCGTCAGCGATGCGATGCGTCAGCGCGCCATGTCATTGGCCGAAGCCTCCGCCGCAGCCCTGGCCAACGCCAGCCAAGACGACACCGAGTTCACCGCCGGGTCACTGGCCGCCCGCAAATGAGCAACAAGACCCTGCTTCGCAGCTTCGCCGGGGGCGAGATCACACCCGAACTGGCCGGGCGCCTTGACCTGATTAAGTACCAGACCGGCGTCAGCTTGCTGCGCAACTTCCTGTCACTGCCGCACGGGCCTGTCGCCCGGCGCACCGGCTTCGAGTTCGTCAACGAGGCCAAAGACAGCACGCAGGCCGTGCGCCTGATGCCGTTCACCTTCAGCGCCAGCCAAACCGCCGTGCTCGAGTTCGGAGATCTTTATATCCGGTTCCACATCAACGGCGGCACCCTGCTCGAAGCGACCAAGGCGATCAGCTCGATCGCTGGCAGCACCGTCAACACGACCGCCGCCCACGGCTACACCACCGGCGACTGGGCGTTCATCGGCAACCGCTGGCACAAGGTCACGCTGGTCGATGCGGACACCTTCACCACCACCGACCTGTGGGGTGTGGCCACCACGGCGGTGGGTACGACCAGTGCCCGCGCCTACACGCTGACCAGCACTTACGCCGCTGCCGACCTGTTCGCGCTGCATTTCACGCAAAGCTCGGACGTGATCACGGTCACGCACCCCGATTACCCTGCGCGCGAACTCAAGCGCCTGGGCGCCACCAACTGGACGCTGACCGACGTGTCGTTCTCGCCCACCGTCACGGTGCCCGCCGTGCCGTCGGTGACGACCACCGCGCCCACTGCGGGCAAACCCTCACCACAGGAATACTGCGTCACTGCCGTGGCCTCCGACGGCGTGACCGAATCACTAGCCAGCGCCAGCACCACGGTGTCGAACGACCTGTCGATCGCCGGCAACTACAACACCATCACCTGGCTCGCCGTCGCAGGCGCTGGACGCTACAACGTCTACAAGCGCCGCGGTGGCGGATTCGGCTACATGGGCCAAACCACCGGCCTGTCGGCCACCGACGAGAACATCCTGCCCGACACCACGCAGTCACCGCCCGAGGACATCATCGACCTCAACGGCGGGGCAGGCGACTACCCGACCGCCACCACCTACCACGAACAGCGTCGCTGGTTTGCAGGCAGCAATAACAAACCCCAGGTGGTTTGGGCCACCCGCACCGGCACCGAGTCGAACCTCACCAGCTCACTGCCCGCACGCGATGCCGACGGCCTGGAGCTGCGCGTCGCTTCGATGCAGAACAACCAGATCCTGCACCTCGTGCCCCTGGCCGACTTGATCGCGTTCACCGCTGCGGGCGAGTTCCGCATGTTCTCTGACGGGGCGCCGGCCATCACCCCCAGCTCGGTCTCCATCAAGCCCCAGGGCTACAACGGCGCCAGCAACGTGCAGCCCGTGGTCAGCTCGGGCTCGGTGCTCTACGTGCAGGCGCAGGGCTCGCGCATCCGCGAACTTGCCTACGGCGGCGAGTCCTCCAACTACGGGTACAAATCCGTGGACGTGTCCCTCATGGCACCGCACAGGTTCAACGGCTACACGGTCACCCAACTGGCCTACACCCGCGCCCCGGAGCCCACACTGTGGGCAGTGCGCAACGACGGCGTGCTGTTGGGAATGACCTACGTCCCCGAGCAACAGGTCTATGGCTGGCACGCGCACGACACGCTCGGCCTGTTCGAGAGCGTGTGTGTGGTGGCCGAGGGCAACGAGGACGTGCTCTATGCCGTCGTCAAGCGCACGGTCAACGGGCGCGACGTGCGCTACGTCGAGCGCTTGCGCACGCGCACCCTCACCACGCTGGCCGACGCCTTCTTCGTGGATTCGGGCCTGACCTACGACGGCGCGCCCACGACCACGGTCTCAGGCCTGTACCACCTGGAAGGCCGCACCGTCGACATCCTGGCCGACGGCGCAGTGGAGCCGACCCAGGTAGTGGCCAACGGCGCTATCACGCTGACCACCGCCGCCAGCAAGATCAGCATCGGCCTTAACATCGTGGCCGACATGCGCACGCTCCCACTCGTGATCGAGGGCGTTCGTGGCATCGGGGCTTCAGGGCAGGGCACCGTGAAGAATGTGAACAAGGTGCACCTGCGCGTGGGCCAGTCGTCACTGGTCAAGGCCGGGCCGACCTTTGACCGCCTGCGCGAATACCCCGCGCGTGCGATCACCGACCCGTACGGATCTCCCCCCGCGTTGCGCGACGGCGAACTGTCGCTGTCGATCGACCCAAGCTGGAACACCGACGCCGCGGTCTGCATCCGACAGGACGCACCCGTCCCGCTCACCGTGCTGTCCATGACACTCGAAGTGCAGGCTGGTGGCTGACATACAAATAAGGGCTACAGTCCCCGAGGACATTGCGCTGCTTGCTACCAATATGAGAGCAAGCGATACCGCCGAGGTGGCCGCCTGCGGACTCACCTCTGCGCAAGCAGCTCAGATTGGCGTCACCCGTTCCGTGCTGTGCTGGTCTGCATTCGCCGACGGCGAGCTCGGTTGCATCATCGGCTGCGCACCGTTGTCCGTCCTCGGTGGCCTTGGCTCCCCGTGGATGCTGGGCACCCCGGTGCTCGACAAGCACAGCCGTGTCCTTGTGCGCCGCACCCCCCGTTACATTGCTGAAATGCTAAAGGCCTTCCCGCATTTGGTAAACCACGTACACGCGGACAACAAGACCAGCGTCCGCTGGTTACGTCAGGTCGGGTTTTCCATCGGAAAGGCAGAACCGTTCGGCACGCTGGGCGAGCCCTTTCACCGTTTTGAAATGAGAACCTGACCATGTGCATACCCCTCGCCGCCGTCGGCATTATTGCAAGCCTTGCGGGCACCGCGGTGAGCATGAGCGCCGCACAGACGCAGGCAGATACCTCCCAGAAGATCGCCAACAACAACGCCAAGATGGCCGATTACGCGGCAACGGATGCCAAGGCCAAAGGTGAGGAGGAGGCGATCGCACTGCAGCGCCGCGGCGCCAGCATCAAGAGCTCGCAGCGCGTAGCACAGGCGGCCAATGGCCTGGACCTGGGCTACGGCACCGCCGCCGACCTGCAGGACCAGACCGACTTCTTTTCTCAGTCCGATGCCGCCACCGCACGCACGAACGCGGCACGCAGCGCGTGGAGCACCACGCAGCAGGGCCAGGACTTCAGGACACAAGGCGCCGCTGCTTCCTACAACGGAGGCATGCAGGCAACCGGGTCACTGATAAGCGGCGCCGGCCAAGTCTCTGAAAAGTGGAACGCATACAAGAAAGCTGGTTAAGCCATGGCAACCGTCCCCACCTATGGCACCCCCCGGGTGCAAGAGCAGGCGCTGCGCCCGAACTACCAGAACAACGTCGACGTCAGTAGCGGCAGCCGCGCACTGGCGCAAAGTCTGGGCCAGGTGTCCGAGGTCGTCGACCGCATCGCTACGCGCGACGCCGAGACCAAGGCCAACGCTGCCGACACCGAAATCTCAGCCGGCTGGCTGCAGTGGGACGCCGAGAACCGCAAGAAGTACCAAGGCGGCAACATCGACGGCTACGCCCCCGCCGCTAAAGAGTGGTGGGACAAGGCCGCGCAGACCTACGGCGAGAAGCTCGACCCGATGGCCAAGGCCATGGTCACCAAGAACCTGATGCGCCGGCAAGCGGTGTCGATGGGCTCCGTGGCCCAGCACACTGAAGCCGTCAAAGAATCCCACGCCGACGAAACCGCCGTCGCCAACATCAACACCACGATCCAGTTCGGTGTCACCACCGGCGACGTGGCGGGTGCGTCCGCACAGGTGCGCAAGCTCGCGTCTGAAGTCGGGGCACGCAAGGGCTGGACCACCGAGCAGGTGCAGGCCGAGACCGGCAAGAACCTGTCAGCCCTGCACCTGGCGCAGATCAGCAAGCTGGCCGAGTACGACCCGCAGAAGGCGCAGGCCTACTACGACGCGAACAAGGAAGAGGTGGGCTTCGCCCAGCAGCCCCGCGTCGAGGAGGTGCTGCGCAAGGAAGTGGACAACCAGTTCGCCATCACCTTTGCCGGTCAGAACGCGGGCAAACCCCTGGCCGAACAGATCAAGCTCGCCGCCGATATCACGGACCCCAACCGGCGCGAGAAGGCGATCCACGAAATCAAGCTCAACCACGCCCTGATCAAGGAAGCGGAGGCCGAGAAAGAACGCACCGCCTCCGATAAGGCGTGGCAACTAGTCGGCCAAGGTAAGCGCGTGCCCGAGGCCATCCTCGCCACCATGGACGGCAAGGGCCGCGTGCAACTGCAGGAACACCTGCAGGCGCGGGCCGATCGCCTGGCCGTTGGCAAGCCGGTCAAGACCAACATGGCCACCTACATCGACCTGCGCGAAAAACTCGCCGCGGGCGAGAAGGTGAACCTGAAGGCATACACCGAGAAAGTCGGCGGCGCCCAGATGGAGCAGCTGCTCGACATCCAGTCCGCAGCCAGCAAGCCCGGCACCGCCAAGCAAGACAGCATGCTCACCGATGAGGGGCGCATCTCCACCGCGCTCACCGGCATGGGTGTCGATAAGAGCAAGGACCCAGACACTGCGGCCAAGTTCAGCATTGAAGTCGACCGCCGCGTGCGTGCGCTGTCCGCATCGAAGGGGGACAAACCTGTCACCCCCGATGAGAAGCAGAAGATCGTCGACGGCGTATCGCTCGACAAGGTGTTCGTGGACGAGTGGGGCCGCGACCCTGAGAAGCCTCTGTTCCAACTGACACCGGACGAACTGAAAAAAGCCTACGTCACCGTGGGGGGCAAGAACATCCCGGTGGCCAGCGTACCCGCGGCCGACCGTGCCGAGATCATCCGTGGACGCCGTGCGCGTGGGCTGTCAACCACTGAGCAGTCGGTCGTCGAGACCTACGTCAAAGCAAACAAGAACCCCGAAGGGAAATGGTAATGGTCAGTAAATACGACGCGATCCTTGACGAGGAGCAGGGAAGCGCCCCGGCGACTGGCCCCAGCAGCTACGACACGGTGCTCGACCAAGAGGTCCAGATGCAGCAACGGGCTGCGCGTACGGTGTTCGAGAAGGCGCTGGCGGTTAACCCCGACCAAGCGGCCAGCTCCAAGAAACTGATGACCACCACAGGCCTGCCTCTGGCCGTGGTGGAGCGCAACCTCGACGAGGTCAAACGCAAGGACCAGGCCCGCATGCTGGACCTGGCGCAGATGGCACAGGATTCTCCCGTCCTGGCGCGTCAGATCATGGACCCAAGTTTCACCAACCAAGCGCACGACGACGTCAGCACCCTCGGCAGTCTTGAGCAGTTCCTGCGCGACACCGGCGGGTCCATGAAAGCCGGCGTATTCAACGCCAGCAAAGGCGCTGCCGGGCTGTTCCGTGCGGGTGCCGAGCTCATCGCGCCCATACTCGATCCGCTCGCTGGAACGATCTTGCCAGAGAACCCGCTGCGTCGTGTCGCTGCTGGGTTTGCAGAAATGGGAGCCGGAGCCGGCGCCATCGCCAAGGCCGCCACACCAACAACCACCGGCGTGCTGTCGGGGGGTTTCCAGTCGGGTGTTCAATCCTTGACGCAGAACCTGCTCACCCTGCCCGCCGCGTTCCTGCCGGGTGGACAAGCTGCTGCGCTGACGGGCATGGTCGGCTTCACCGGCGGCCAGTCCTACCAGGACGCCCGCGAGAAAGGCCTGTCAATGTCGCAGGCGCTGCCGTTCGCCGCCTCGCAGGCTGCGATCGAGTACGCCACCGAGAAGATGCCGCTGGAGCAGTTGATCGGCGGCATCAAGGCGGGTGCCCCCCTCCTGCAGACCATAGCCAAGCAGATGGCGCTGGAGATACCGGGCGAACAGGTCGCCACCATCTTGCAGGATCTCAACGAGTGGGCGGTGCTCAACCCTGAAAAGACATTCCGGTCTTATCTGGAAGAACGCCCCAACGCTGCAGCGCAGACCCTGATCGCCACGATCGTCGGCACCGGCGGCAACATCCTGGTGGCCAAAGGGGTGGAAGCCGCCACCAAGCGCCTGATGGGTGACGCCTACGACGCAGGCCAAGCCGACACCCACGCGGCACAGTTACAGGACGCATTCAAGAACGCGCTCGACTCGAAGCTGCGCGAACGCAACCCCGACGACTTCCGCACGCTCATACAGAAGATGGCCGACAACACCGACGGCGCACCCAAGGAGGTGTACGTCGATGCCGAGGTGCTGAACCAGCTTGCTCCAGAATTGATAGCACAACTCCCAGAGTCCGTGCGGGCCGCACTGCCCGACGCGCTCGCGGCCAACGACGTGGTGGCGATCCCTGTTGGGGATGTGCTCACCGTCGCACCCGGCACGCCGATGGAGCAGATGCTGGTCGAGCACGCTCGCATCGGTGACGTGCGCGCCATGAGCCAGTTCGAGGCTAAAGAAGCCGGCGCCAAGGCGCAGGAGTTCCTCGCGCAAGAATCCCAGCGCGTGATCCAGCAGGCTGTTGACCAACGGGCCACGCAAGAATCACACGACCGCGTCAAGCAGACGCTGCTCGACCAGCTGAACTCTGTCGGGCGAAATCGCACTGCGGTGAATGAGACCACGGCCACGCTCTACGCGTCGCTGTACACCACCCTGGCGGGCCAGCTCGGCATCACGCCCGAGGCTGCGTTCGCGCTGCACGGCGTTAACGTCACAGGCAAGACAGGGCAGGGCGGGGTGCTCAACACCGGCGGCATGGCGGGCGAGATGTCCGTCGAGGGCTACCACTTCAGCGCCGCTGACCGCACGACGCTCTCCACCGCAATGTACGGCACGGGTCTCAAGGGCAGTGCACGCGATGAAATCATGAACCACCCCGACCAGCGCCTGAAAGAGCGCCTGTCGTTTTACTTCGACAAGGGCACGGGCATCCGCCCCGAGTCTGGTGTGGGTGGCCGCGCACACCGGGTGCAACTGTCGGGCGTGTACGACGCCGACGCAGATCCGCTGAAGCTGCGCACAGGCAACGCCCGCGAGCTTGAGTCCAAACTGCTGGACCTGGGCTACAAGGGTTACGCCAACCGCATGGACGGCACACAGCCTGGCCAGGTCATCATGCTCGGTGCGCAGAACTTCCAGCCCGAGCTGCTGGGTGCGTTATCGCAGATCACTACCGGCCAGCGCGTGGCGCCGATCGCAGCCGCTGCACCGCAGTGGCAGACCCAGGCGAGCGGTGAGCCTGCCATGCTCGCGGCCAAGCTCGAGCGCATGCAGGCGATGCCCGCCTGGGCTGGCTACGACCTGCGCATCGAGGGGCGTGAGCTTCAGTCGATGCAGAGGCAAGACACCTACGCGCAGCAGTCGCAGGCACTGCAGACTGAGATCGAGCAGGCCGGCGGCAAGGTCAACGACATCCTGCAAGTCGACCAGCTGATCAGCAGCGAAGAGATCCCGACCATCACGTTGCAAGACCTGATCGGCCTGGACATCTTCCCGACGATCGCCGACCGCACAGCCGCCGCCGCGGTTTACTCGGGCATCGACTCTTCCCGCCTGGACGTGGCAATCCCGCTGCTGGGCGGCCCCCTGTTCCCCCTGCGCGAGACCAACGTCGAAGCAGGTGTGGTGTGGGCCAACCGCGGCAAGGGCGTCACCAGCCAGAAGGCTGCCAAGCTCAAAGCCGGCGCCAACTACATGATGGTGCTGCTCGGCGATGCCGACATGCACCAATCGAACAGCACCGTGGCCGCCGCGGTCATGGGCACGTTAGAGGCCTGGCAACGCGACGGGCGTCTGGGCGTCGAACATGTTGAAGCCCTGGCCGAACTCGTGCGCACCGCACCCTCCGCCGATACCGTCGTCAAGAGCTATCTGGAGAACTTCCCAGGCTTTGACGACGCCGCGATCATGCACGCCTATATGGACGGCATGTCATTCAATGCGCGCAAGCGCGTGATCGAACTGCTGGCGTCCAAGGAAGCCATGGTGCTGGGCGCGCCACCCATGAACCTGATTCTGGACGCCACCCGCGAGCCCTCGATGGCAGGCCACCGCTGGGGTGACGGCGTCATCCTGCTCGAGGTGGACCAGACCAACACCCAAGTCGAGCTCGGCACTGAAGGCACGACCGCACACCCCGACTTTCCGGTCGGCATCCGCGGTCGCGTGGTCGGTAAGCTCAATGCCCCGATCAGCTGGCAGGTGCTGTGGCAGGACTGGCTCAACGCCAACAACGGCGCGTCCCCTCGCCGCGCGTTCGAGCTGTCCAAACCCGTCGTCACCGTGACGCAAGAACTGATCGACCGCATCGGCCCGATCAACCAGACCAACATCGACAGTGCACGCCAGGCCCGCCTCGCTGCCGACTTCGCCGCCGACAACTGGCGCCAGACCGGCGTGCCGGTGAAGCAGGGCGGCGCGTCGCCACAGGAGTTTGTTGACGCCATTCTGACAACCGCAGCGCGCCCGGTGCTCACCGAGTATTCGCTCGACCAGGTCAAGCAGGGCGCCAAGGACGGCAGCTTCAAGGTGTTCCAGCTCGGTGCCGATGGCCGAATCTTCTTCGGCATGAAGTACGGGGACCCGGGCTACGCCGCCGACTACGGCATCAACATCCCCGAGATCACGGCCAACGAAGTGGCGCTGGTCTCTGTGGTCAACAACGAGCAAGGTGCCCGCGGTATCGGTGCACCTGCCGTGGTGCTCAAGGCGCTGCAGGAGGGGGCCACGGTGCTGGACTGCTTCGCGGTCAAGAACGAAAAGTTCACCGACGGCTTCCTGCCCGAGATCTATGCAGCGTTCGGATTCGAGAAAGTTGCAGAAATACCTTTCGCACCGGAGTATTACAGCGCGCAAAAGTTAGCAGATGCTGTAAAATTCTGGAAAGACACCACCCCGGGTTTCGACCCTGCAACCAACGGCTACCCGCCGCTGGTCATTATGAAATGGAAGGGCACCGATGCCGACAGAACAGACATCATCAATCGATACCTACGCGATGGCGTTGCAGGTGTCCTCGCTCGAGGAGCTTCAGAAAGTTCCACGGCCAACGCTGATCGGGTTCTTTCATCTGTTGGAGCAGAAGGCGCTGCGCAAGGGGGCACCTCTGACGCACAACGAGATCCTGGGAATCAAGGAGATAGCGCTGGAGCACGTATCGCATCCCGCGCTCGCGGCACTGTCCAAGGCATTGCCGGCCTCAACGACGGCGAACTCCGAAACCTCGGACTCACCGTTGCCGACCGAACCGCAGTCCAACGCGGACTCGGCGCCCCCGTCACAGACAACGCCCCTGCCGTAGCCCAAGCACCCGCAGGACCCGAGACCCTAGAGCAAGGCCCCCGCGGCACGTTCAACCCCAAGACCTTCGAGCTCGCGTTAAACGAGGGCTCGAACATGTCCACCGTGCACCACGAGATGGGGCACGCGTACCTCGAGATCATCACCAAGATCGCCAGCGAGCCCGGCGCACCACAGGGCATCATCGACCAGGTCGAGCGCTTCCTGAAGTGGCAGGGCGTTGCAGATCTGGCGACATGGCAGGCGATGACGCTGGACCAGAAGCGCCCACACCATGAGGCACTGGCCGAGAGCTACGAGCATTACCTGCTGACAGGCAAGGCCCCGAGCCTTGAACTGCAGCCCCTGTTCCGCAAGCTCAAGGCCTACATGCTCAACGCCTACAAGACGCTGAAGGCGTTCTTCGAGGCCAACCCCAACGTCGCGCAGAAGCTGCCACCCGAGATGGTGCAGTTCTATGACCGCATGCTGGCCAGCGAGGAGCAGATCGCGCAAGCCGAGGAGGTGGCTGGGCTGCTGCCCGAGCAGGACGCCACCGCCGAGGCAGTTGAGAAGCTGACCGCGCGTTCGCTGCGGGACCTGAAGTGGACGGTGAACGCCCGCAACAGGGAGATCAAGAAGCTGCAGGCGCAGGCCAAGGCCTTGCGCAAGGGCATCGAAACCGAGGTCACCGCCGAGGTGAACGCGATGCCCGAGTTCCAAGCCAAGGAGATGCTGGACAAGACCCGCAAGGAAAACAAAGAACAGCTCAACGACACCGAACTGGCCATCGTTGCCGACGCCTTCCAGTACGCGAGCGTCGAGGAGATGCTCCGTGCCATCGACGGCGCTGGCAAGAAGGCCGACGTGATCGAGGGTATGACCGACCAGCGCATGCTCGAGGAGCACGGCGACCTGATCGACCAACGTGCGGTCGAGGCCGCGGCCAACGAGGCCGTGCACAACGAAGCCCGTGCCCGATCGCTGGCCACCGAACTGCGCAGCCAAGCCGAGATGCTGAACCCGCGCACCGACACGGGTGAGGTGAACGCCAAGGGCAGCAAGATCACGGTCAACGCGATCGTCGAGGCGGCCAAGCAGTTCGCTGCCAACGTGGTCGCCCGTACCCCGCTCAAGGATCTGAAGGCCAAGGCCTGGCAACACACCGCGGCCGAGCGCCGCGCTGGCAAGCGTTGGACCGAGGCTACCGCCGCTGGCAAGACGCAGGACGCGGTCAAGGCCAAGCAGGACCAGGTGCTCAACAACGCCGCCGCCAAGGCTGCGCTGGACGCGCAGACCGAGATGCGCAAGATCCTCGAGTTCTTCAAGCGCGTGATCAAGGACAACAACGAGAAGGTGGTCGACAAGGGCCGCGACCCTGACGTCGTCAACGCAGCCCGTGCGGTGCTGGCAGCCTACGGTGTCGCGCCAAAGGCGGGCAAGACTGCGCTGGAGTACATGGACCTGGTCGAGAAGAACGACCCTGCCATGTTCGCAGCTCTGCAGCCCTCTGTGCAGGGTGCGCTCAACATGGCCCAGCCCCTGGACGCGCTGACCATGGACGAGCTGCGCGCCTTGCACGAGGAGATCCAGGGCATGTGGCACCTGGCCAAGCGCTCGCGCCAGATGGAGATTGACGGCAACATGCTGGACATGCAAGACGCCGAGGACGAATTGCAGGCGCGCATGCAGGTGCTGGGTGTGCCCCTCACCATGCCTGGCGACTCCGGTGCTGTGACCAAGGCCGAGGAGCGGGTGCGCAAACTGCAGGGCGTGCGCGCCTTGCTGCGCCGGGTGGAGCAGTGGGCCGAGGGGATGGGCAAGCCGTTCACCCGTCTGGTGTTCCAGCCGATCAAGGACGCCGCCGACGCCTACCGTGCCGACCGCACGGTGTACCGCAAGAAGTACCAGGCGCTGGTGGACAAGGTCGCGCCAGCACTGACCAAGGGCCTGATCGAAGCGCCCGAACTGGGTTACACCTTCGGTAAGGGCCACAACGGCATCGGCCACGCCGAGCTGCTGCACGCGATCCTGCACACCGGCAACGAGAGCAACAAGCGCAAGCTGCTGCTCGGCCGCGGCTGGGCCCTCGAGAACGCAGACGGCACACTCAACACCGACCGCTGGGACGCGTTCCTCAAGCGCGCCCACGACACGGGCCTGCTGAACAAGGCGCACTACGACTTCGCCCAGGGTGTGTGGGATCTGCTGGAAGAAACCAAACCGCTGGCGCAGAAGACGCACCGCGACGTGTTCGGTCGCTACTTCGCCGAGGTCACCGCCGACAGTTTCACCACACCGTTCGGCGACTACGCTGGCGGCTACGTGCCAGCGCAAGCTGACCCGCGCATCGTGCAAGACGCTGACCTGCGCAAGCTGACCGAGTCTGAAAACGAGAACATGAGCTTCAGTTTCCCAAGCACCAGCAAGGGATTCACCAAGGGCCGCGTCGAGTACAACCGCCCGCTGCTGCTGGACCTGCGCACGATCGGCCAGCACCTGGACAAGGTGCTGCTGTTCTCGCACATGGAGCCTGCCGTGCGCGATGTCAACAAGCTGCTGTCCCGCAAGGGCGTGGCCTACTCGCTGGGCCGCATCGACCCGGCTGCCTACTCAGGCATGCTGACCCCCTGGCTGAACCGCAGCGCACGTCAGGTCGTCGAGACCCCGGTGGTGGGCGACGGCGGGATCTCGCGCGTGCTGTCCGCAGCCCGCGGGCGTGCAGGCATGGCACTGATGTTCGCCAACGTCAGCAACACGATCCAGCAGCTCACCGGCTTCAGCACGGCGGCGATCAAGGTGAAGCCCGCCAGCATGATGGCCGCCACCGCGCAGTTCATCAGTGGGCCGAAGAAGATGGCGCAGGCCGTCAGCGAGGCCAGCGTGTTCATGGCCGGGCGCATGGACAATGAGATCAGCGCGATAAATGACGCGATGGACGCGATCCTGCTGGACCCGAACCTGTACGAGAAGGCGCAGGCCTGGAGCCAGAAGCATGCGTACTTCATGCAGACGGCGATGGCCAACACCATGGAGCCGATCATCTGGACCGGCGCCTACAACGACGCCCTCGAGCGTGGCGACAGCGAACGCGACGCGGTGCGCTTTGCCGACAGCGTGATCCGCACCACACAGGGCTCGACCCTGCCAGAGGACGTGAGCCGAATCGAGACCGGCCCGGCCTACGCGCGAATCTTCACGCAGTTCATCGGCTACTTCAACATGATGGCCAACACCAACGCCACCGCGTTGCAGCAGATCTCGCAAGAGATCGGGCTGAAGAAGGGCGCCGGCAAGGCGATCGGCGTCGTGACGCTGGGCCTGCTGATCCCGCTGTGGGTGGCCGAAGCGATTGCACAGGCCATGCGCGGCGGTCCTGACGATCCCGACAAGGACGGCTACCTCGATGACTGGCTGGCCGCCGTGTTCGGCATGGGCACGATCAAGGGCACGCTGGCCATGGTGCCGTTCATCGGGCAGCTGGCCAACGCCGGGATCAACCGATTCAACGGCAACCCCGCCGACGACAAGGTGAGCCTGTCCCCCGCGGTCAGCTTGCTGGAGTCAGCGGTGGGCGTGCCGGTCGACGTGTACAAGGCGATCACCGGCGATGTGAACAAACGCAACATGGTGCGGGACGTGGCCAGCGCCGTTAGCTTGGCCACCGGGCTGCCAGCGATCGCCATCGCGCGACCACTGGGCTACCTGGCGGGCGTGGAGGACGGCAAGATCAAACCCACGGGCCCTGTCGATGCAACACGCGGTGCGATCACAGGAACACCGAGCCCCGCCAGTAAGTAGGGTGTCCGTGTTGGGGCTCCTGCCGCCTACCATCTTGGTAATCTGCAGGAGCCTCCCACATGACGATCCCTTCCACCGCACGCAAGGCCGGTCCTCTTCTGGGGACAGGCGTGCAAACCGCTTGGCCGTTCGCGTTCAAGGTCTTCTCTGACTCCGACATCCTTGTGGCGATCGCAGACAGCGACGGTGTGGAAACTCCCGTAACGCTCAACACCGACTACTCGGTGGCGCTCAACGCGAACCAAGACACCAGCCCCGGCGGCACCGTCACTTATCCGCTCACGGGTTCGCCTTTGGCAACCGGCAGCGTGCTCTCCATTGTGGGGGACATCGACTACGACCAACCGCTGGACCTACCAAGCGGTGGCAACTTTTCACCGACGGCGCTGGAGAATGAGCTCGACCGCCTGGCCATGCAGATCCAGCAGCTGCGCGAGATCCTGACGCGTGCACTGCTGGCGCCCGTTACGTCTGGCGCATCGGGCCAGCTGCCTGCGCCTGAAGCAAATGCGCTCATTGGATGGAGCGACGCCTCGACCCTGCAGAATGTGCCTATCTCTGACCTGGTGACGGCCGGCACTTACGGCTTGACGCGAAACGACATCGTCACCGGCGACGGCGCGACGGTGCTTTTCTCCCTGTCCGAAGATCCGGTTGTCCTGTCTAACTTGCTTGTAAGCGTTGACGGACTCGTGCTCGTGCCGGGTGTTGATTACCAGCTCGTGGGCGGCGCAGTCATGTTTACTGTGGCCCCTTCGCTTGGTGCCGAAGTGTTGGTGCGCTACGGCCAGGCACTAATCACCACCGGCGGGATGGCCAGCACTACAGTGTTCACCCCAGCGGGTGGGCTGTCCTCGCTCAACGTGCAGGATGCGCTCGAGGAACTGGACTCCGAGAAGGTAGCAGCCAGCGCCATCGCCAATATGCTGGAGACCTCAGACATCGGTGCAAGCGTCCAGGCCTACGATGTTGACACAGCTAAGACAGATGTTGTCCAGACATGGACTACTTCTCAGCGTACAAATGAAACTACTGACAATGATGGCAGCTTTGACCTCAATGCTGCTATTGACTTTAAGTGTACTCCAGCTGCTGGTTTCACCCTCACCTTTACTAACATCCCTACCACCCCTGTAGTGCAGAAAGGAACTGTAATGCTAATCAATCCAAGTGCTTATGCAGTGGCAGCCCATGCGAACACCAAGCTCGGAGCAGCCACGCTCGCTGCACTCAGCGCCGCAGGCACCTACGAGTTGGCCTACCGCACCAGCAATGGTGTGGCGTACGTCACAGCGTCGGGAGCGCTCGCATGACCGGATTCCTTGATGGCGGCGTGATTGAGGAAGGTGGCGGCTACCAAATCCAGCGCAGCCTGCGTTTGCGGGCGAGTGCTACGGCGTATTTGAACCGCACCACGCCAGCCTCTGGCGGCAACCGCGACCAGTCGTGGGGTTATGTGGGTTTCAAGCGTGGAACCATTGGCGTACTCCAGTACCTGCACGGTGCGGACACTGCCGCTGCGGACGCTCTCTACCTTGATGCCAACGATAAGCTCTGCTTTGATGTAGCGGGAACAAACCGGCTAATTTCTACGCAGGTATTCCGCGACCCCATTGCGCACGGGATATTTATGTGGGGGTTTGACGCCGCCAACGGCACAGCCGCAAGCAAGCTGCGCATCTACTACTCAGGTAACGCGGCCAGCACATTTGCCGAAATAACATCTTGGGCGACAGATACCCGAAGCGGCATCACGACCGGCACAGCAAAGACGATGCACAACAGCGTCGCGCATTTCATTGGTAAAAATCCAACCGCTGCTAATGGGTGGGCTGACGGCTACGTGTCGGAGCATCGCGTAGGTACTTGGACAGGTTCGCCGCCAACACCCGCAAACTTCGGTGGCGTCAGTGCAATTACCGGAGTTTGGGCGCCGTCGGGTACTTCTGCGGCCTACGGAACGTCAGGCAGCTATGCCGACTTCAGCGATCCAACTTCAGCCACCACGCTATGCTACGACCGTTCAGGCAACGGCAACAACTGGACCCCTAACAACATCAGCACGACTGCTGGAGCCACTTACGACTCCATGCTCGATGTGCCACTGGGTGGTGGGGGTGCGGAGCGGGGGAATTACTGCACGTTGAATCCGTTGGCAAAGGCGTCATCGACTCTCAGCGAGGGAAACCTCAATGCCACAGTATCGGGGATGACTCTCGGGACAATATCAACCGCATCTGGCAAGTGGTATTGGGAAGTGCTGGTTACCTCAGACCCATCACCGGGTTCCTTCATTGGTGTTGCAGATGCAGACGACGCAACAAAGTACCTTTTCTACTACGCATACAGCGGCAGCCGATATATTGCTGGTGTGCAGACGGGTTATGGGGCAACTTACGGTGCAACGGACACCATTGGAATTGCGCTTGATGCAGACGCTAAGACTGTCACTTTCTACAAGAACAACGTGTCACAAGGGGTTTTAGCTCTGTCCCTTATTGGCACTACGTCTGGTAATTGGGTTCCCGCGACAAATAACGGAAGTACCCCGCAGACTATTGCATGTACCTTCGGCCAGCGCCCCTTCACCTACACCCCACCCACAGGCTTCAAGGCACTGCACACCGGCAACTTGCCAACGCCAACTGGCGCTGCGCTGGAGCCTAAGAAGCATTTTGATGTGGTGACGTACCTTGGAAATGGAGGCGCAAAAGCCATTACGGGTGTGCAGTTCCAGCCCGACTTGGTGTGGCCGAAGGATCGCGGTGTGGCTTTGAATCACCGCTTGGTAGATTCAGTGCGCGGCACAACCAAGGTTCTGTCGTCAAACACCACTGATGCGGAACGCACGATTCCAGACGCGAACGACACCTTCACATCCTTTGATTCTGGTGGCTTCACGCTTGGTGCTGGTCAGGGCATGAACTCCAATGGGGATAGCTATGTTGCATGGCTCTGGAAAGCAGGCGGCGCAGCAGTCACGAACAACGCAGGCAGCATCAGCTCTCAGGTGAGTGCGAACGTGGCGGCGGGGTTCAGCATCGTGACTTACACGGCAGACGGTGTATCGGGTCGCACTATCGGGCATGGTCAGGGGGCCGCGCTCGACCTAGTGATGATAAAGGCCCGCACAGGAGTGGCATCTAGCTGGGTTGTTGGGCAGTCTGCAACGGGATGGGCCAACAGGCTGTATCTTGAGTCTACCGCAGCGCAGGTGAGCGACAACACCGCATGGTTATCAACTGCTCCGTCGTCGTCCGTAATTACGTTGGGCGGGTTCGCAGGCCTAAACGCAGGTGGGACTCAGTATGTCGCCTGCTGTGCCCGCAGTATTCCCGGATACTCCAAAATCGGGAGTTGGACAAATAACAATTCAGCAGACGGAACATTTGTCTATTGCGGATTCCGACCCCGGTGGATCATGCTGAAAAACTACGACAACTCGGAGGCGTGGTACGAGTTCGATTCTGCGCGACAGGGTTACAACATCGCTCCCGCAGCGTCAAGTTGGTTACAGCCAAACACTGCAAGCGCCGAAGGCGGGTGGGCTGCAACAGCAACGATTGATCTAGTTGCCAACGGCTTCAAGATTCGGACAACCAACCCTGCATCTGGTGAAGTTTCGTTCGGCACTCGGAGTTACGTTTTCTACGCCATAGCAGAAGCCCCATTCAAATACGCACTAGGACGCTAATCATGCAATACCACCCCGAATCAAACATCTACGTCCAAGACGGTGAAGCCTTCGTGCTGAACGGCACTCAGTACCCAGCCAATTGGGACAAGGCAAGCCTTGGCTTCATCGAAGTCACTACCGTGGGAACCCGTGAGAACGATGCCTACTACTGGGTCAGCGAGGAAGTGAAGGACGGTGTTCGTATCATCACCAACACGCCCAAAGACCCGGAGATGATTGCGCAAATGGAGTCGGCAAAGAAGCTGGCTGAGATTGATGCTCTGGAGCGTAACGCCTTGATGCCCCGAGCCACCCGCGAGTTCATGCTGTTGATGATGCAGTCGATGGCAACACCGGAGCAGCTTGAAGCAAACTTTGGGTACAAAGCGGTCAAAGCATTTGACGAGCAGATCAACGCTCTGAGAGCTGCGCTGTGACGCTGTTGCTTGCACTCCTGTACCCACTCGCAGTCCAGTTTGAGCGCGGAGGCTGGTGGCGTTTGCTTGCTCCAATCACGCTGTTCACGCTTGCGATCGACGTAATCGCTACCCACACCGAGCTTGCTCTGATCTGTGGCTGGCCGCGCAAAGGCGAGTGGACTTTCAGCACCTGCCTGCTTCGCCTTCGATACCGGGGTGACGGCATCGGAGTGATGTGCAGACTTGTGATTGATTACCTGAATTTCTGGGCACCTGATGGGAGGCACGTCTAGCCCCGCCAGTGTCCGTGTCGTCGTCGCTGCCCACTACCATGCGGCAACGATATTTAAACGCCCGACGCATGGACACTCAGACCGCCTTCAACATTGTGCTTTCCCTTGTGGCGTTCCTGGGGGGTTGGGTACTTAACTCGATCCGCGACAGCATCGCAGCCCTGCAGCGCACCGACAACGATCTCGCCGACAAGGTGCAGCACATCGAAGTCCTGGTCGCAGGCTCCTACGTCAAGCGCGACGACCTCGACAAACTGACCACAGCGCTGTTCGACAAGCTCGACAAGATCGACGCGAAGCTCGACCGGAAGGTCGACAAATGAACTTAGCCCAGATGCTCGAGGACGAGGAGGGGCGCAAGCGCTCGGCCTACCAGGACTCGCTCGGTTTCTGGACGATCGGCATCGGGCGCCTGATCGACTCGCGCAAGGGTGGTGGCCTCTCCAACGAAGAGATCGACTACCTGCTGGCCAATGACATCAAGGCGAAGACCGCCGAAGTCAGTAAGGCCTTGCCGTGGATCTCCACCCTGAACGGTGCGCGCCAGGCGGTGCTGCTCGGCATGGCGTTCCAGCTCGGCACCGACGGCCTGCTAGCCTTCAAGAACACCTTGGCCAAGGTCCAGGCGGGCGACTTCAAGGGCGCCGCCGACAACATGCTGCTCAGTAAATGGGCCACCCAAACCCCCGCCCGTGCCAAGCGCATGGCGCAACAGATGGAGACCGGCACATGGCTTTAGACCCCGTCACTGCAGCGCTCGACGTGGGCGGCAAGCTGATCGACCGGCTGTGGCCCGACCCAACGCAAAAGGCCCAGGCCCAGGTCGCACTGCTCGAGCTCGCGCAGAAGGGCGAGCTTGCGGTGTTTACCGCCAAGGCTGACATCGTAAAGACCGAGGCCGCGAGCGAGCACTGGCTGGCCGCGAACTGGCGCCCGATCCTGATGCTGACCTTCGGCGCGCTGATCGTGGCGCGCTGGTTCGGCTGGGCCGCACCCAACTTATCCGAAGCTGAGTACCTCAAGCTGTGGTCGATCGTCGAGCTCGGGCTCGGCGGTTACGTGATCGGCCGTAGTGCCGAGAAGATTGTGCCGGCCGTTGTGACGGCGATGAAAGGGAGTTCATGAGCAATGCCAAAGACAACCAGAGCAAACTGACCGACCTGCCGATTCTGCTGTCGCCGAGCGGGGGCAACGACAGCACCGCCCTCCAGGCACTGGCTAATGCGTGCGCTGCGAGCGGTGAGCCTATGGTGGTGCAGCCTGGCACCTACACGTTGGGTGCCACACTGGTCCTTAATTGCATCGGCGACCTCTCGGCCTGCACCTTCAACGTGGCGTCCAGCACCGTGACGCCGGCCATTCGGGTGGGCGTGACCACGAGTGGGCCTACGCAACTGAACGGCATCCTGCGCCTGCCCAAGCTCGTGAACACCACCAAGCCCACCACGGGCTGGGCGGGCCAGGGCGTGGGGATTGAGTTTGCCGACCTCTACCAGTCCGAGGTCTACGTGCCGCTGGTGCAGGGCTTCGCGGTGGGCGTGACCTGCGGTGGCTACAGCAGCGGCTTCGCCTACAACACGGTGCGCATCGGCATGCTCGCCACCAACGGCATCGGCCTGCGCCTGAAGGCGGGCGCCGCCACGGGCTGGGTCAACCAGAACACCTTCATCGGTGGGCGCATCTTCATTCCTTCGAGCGAGGGCGCGGCGATCGCCGGCACCCGCTACTTGCAGATGCTGCCCTTCAACGTGGCGACCAGCGGCTCGACCTGACCGAACGGCAACACCTTTCTGGGGTTGACGTTCGAGTCGGACGAGGCCGAGTACCAGGCCGAGATCTCCGGCAACAACAACCTGTTCGTGAACTGCCGCTGGGAAGCGGTCAGCCCCGCGGTGCTGTTCACCGGCCACGCGACCCTCACCGACACCTATGAGAACCTGATCGTGGGCGGCTACCAGGCCTCCAGCATCACGTTCACGCGCTCGGGCAAGTCGCCCTACTGCAGCGTGATCAACTCGCGCGTCAACACGTTCTCGGGCAGTGACGTGGTGATGAACCTGCGCAACGACGGCTCGGGCACCTACCCCATCCTGCAAGGGTTCGATGCGAGCGTGGAGGTGTTCGGTAAGAACAGCGCCTCGACCGACTGGAGCTTTAGGCTCTCGGCCACGCAGCTGTTGGGAAAGGCGAGTGGCGATGCCAATCCGCGCGTGACGATCGACTTCCAGACCGGGCAATTCCGGCTACTGTCGCTCGCCACCTACACCAATGACGCGAACGCCGCGGCCGGGGGTATCCCGATCGGGGGCTTCTACCGCAACGGCAGCGCCGTGCAGGTGCGCGTCGTCTGATCCGGTCAGGTGCTCGAGCGCGAGCTCGGCGGTTTGCAGTTTGAGTTTCAGGGCGCGCACCTCGCGCGCGAGCTCGTTGTAGATCTGGCGGTTCAAGCAGATGGCGAGCACCTCGCCCGACCGATAGCGGTCGCCGGCCGGGGAGTACAGCAGCCCGTCATGGAACCGCCACCCGGTCCACTGGCCGGCAGTACCCGGCAGATCCCCGAGCAGCGCTTTTATTGCGATGTGCTGGGCGCCGGGGATCTGGATCTGCCCACTCAGCCAGCGCCGGATCGTGGTGCGGTGGACGTTGAGTTCGCGCTCGAGCCGGCGCTCCCCGATCAGTTCGATCAGCGCGCGCAGATCCCGGCCTGGGATCTTATTTACTTCAAGCACGAGCTGCGCTCGACGCAGGCCCTGCGGCGCGGAGGTACGGGCACATGCCGCGCTCCGGTGCGTAGGTCCAGCAGGCCGCCTTGTCGGTGACGTCGGGGCAGTCCTCGTCCAGGTCGTCGCAGTCCGGACAGCGGGCCACTGGCTGAGTGGCGATCGGGATGGTCGCGGTGCGCATAATGGGGGTTCCGTTCAGGGTGAGAGGGGAGGGGAATCAACGGACTGGGCGGTGCTTGCTGCACGGCGCAGTTCGAGCTTCAGCGCCTCGACGATCTGCGACAGCCAGCGCTCCTCGCGGTGTTCGGCCCGCTTGAGCATCACGTCCCGGGGCAGCATCAGCTTGCCGACGATGTAGCCCGTAGAGGCGTGGCCGAGGAAATTCGACAGGGTGGCGCCGTTGCCCATTGCGCCCCAGAAGTACGTCCAGGCACGGCCCCAGCAGACCAACGTGAGCTGCCCGCGCCCCGGCTCGAAGTCCTCCAAGAAAGCAGTCACCGGGTCGAGTTCGTCGAGACCGGCTGCGGCGTCATAGCGTTGGGCTGGGATGTGGAGAGTTCTCATAATCGTTCTTCCGTTCATTGAGGATTGGTTGGTGGGGCAGGGGGTTGGGGTGCGCTTGCTGCACCGAGTAGCTGGTACTGCTCAAACGCTTTCCGAAGATGCTCGACCAGTCCTTCAGGCAGTTGTTCGGGGCGCTCCTCACGGTCTATGCAGGTGTAGTTCCACCCTCTGCCGCAGCAATCAGGGCAGTCCCGGCGACCGTCCATGTCTTTGAACCCCCCGCCGATCGCGCCCGAGCCACCACACCTCACACAATCCACGCGGGTGTCGTACTGCTTTGGTTTCCAGCCCACTTCAACGTCGAGCCACCAGTCTTTTGTTTCGAGGGTTCGCATAATCACGATTCCGTTCAGGGTTGAATCGCCGGCAGGTCAGCGGGTTGGGGTGCGCTTTCTGCACCGACGAAGTTGATCTTGAAGCGCTGGTATTTGGAGCGGTGTTCCTGCTCGCAGTAGCGGCGAAACGCAGCCTCGTGCAGTTCGCCCGGCAACATGTCGAAGTCAGTGCCGCACGTTCCGCCTTTCCACGATCCTTTCTCAGGACCAACCTCGGAGGAAAAGTTGAGGTCCAGCGAGCGGCGGGTCATCGGCTTGCAGAACACCGACAACCACTTAAACCACCCCTCACCGAAGCGCCACTCACGTTCGTCGATCCTAGTTGTGACGACGAGGCGCTGGCCGTCGTAGTCATCGAACTCGAACTTGACGGCAGGGCACGCATCCTTGACTGCCTGATGGGCGTCCCAGGTGTCACGGAAAGGAAACCCCCGGGGGCGAGCCCACTCCGTCCAGAAGTGCTTGCCTGCCGCGTCGTAGAAGCTCGTGCGGATGTGGCGCCACTGCGTCCATGGCAGGTGCCACGACCAGCTCTGCGTGGTCAAACTGTCGTGCGTCTGGGCGCCGAGGAAGAGCTGCAGGAAGCCCTCGTGCAGTGAGAACCCGTACTCGCGGGCGTGCACGTCCCAGTAGCCGGCGTCGGGGGACTTCGCCCAATCGTAGTGAGAGACGTCGACCCAGCGGCGCCACGGTTGCATGAGCTTCGGCAGGCGCAGGCGGGCCACCCAGCCTAGGGCGTAGCCGGTGACATGGTTGTGCGGGTAGCCCTCATCTCCCCCTCCCGTGCTGAAGACGAGCCGCAGCGGGTTCCAACTGGACCGTGCGTAGGTCAGGCCCCCGATGTGGCGGTCGTTGTCTGTTAGTCGAGTCATTTTCAATTCTTTCTAGGTGTTGCTTTTGCGCACTCAGTACGCAATCGTCTGTACATTGTTAAATGCTTTTCAGGCCGGAGTTGCTACAGGCCCAACGGCCTGCTTCCCTCATGTTCTTGAACGCCCGCAGGGTCAGGTCGTTACGCTTTCCGGTGTTGTCCCGCAGCGTGCGCTCGGCGTCGCACTTGGCTGTATGTCTGGCAAGGCCGAGGTTGTTGGCGCAAAAATCTAGGCGCCCCTGGCGGGTTGTGTAGGTGACAACGTAGACCATTTTGCTTTCCTTAAGTGGTTGATTCTGTAGCGAAGTGTAGCATAAATTTTAGCAAGTGCTACTGTCATATACCCCTCTCTGGGACGCATAATGTATAGAATGACCAAGCAAATTGCTAAAGCCATCCAATACTTGCACAAAACTTACTGCACTTTTCGCGTTACCAAGTGCAACGAATAAGTGCAGGATGCACTATCGCAAATGGCGGGGCAACTCTTGCCACTCATCTCGGCACGCACTGTTGCACCAGCGCGCAGTGTCGTCAAGAATCTCGTCGCAGTAGAGACAGCGCCCAGTCGCTACAGGCCCGACTGTTTTGCGCGCACGCAAGGCTTCACCAAGCGAGCGCTCAACCTCACCCTGCGCGCGGTCGATATCGTCGCTCATGACGCCACCGGGAAGAAGGCACCCATGGTCACCGGCGCGACCGCACGCAGTGTGGTGAGAATCTGACAAGCAATTTCTCGGTGTTCTTTTTGTGTGCTCGGGTCGAGCCGGGATTTGAGGTAGTGCACCCAGCTGCGCAGCGTGCCGTTCATGTACATGCGGCTGCTGGTCAGTCCTTCAGGGAGGAGGGCGCGGGCCTGCTCCTTTGCGATGCCGCGCTGTAGCGCCTCTTGGTACAGGTCACCCGACAGCTGCTCGACTTGGCCCTGGGCATGCGCCCACCAACTGGAGACCCGAGCCTCATCGGTCTCGATCGAGTTCTGCCGGTTCTCGGTGTCCTGCAGGCGACACTCGCGCAGCGGCGCCTCGGGTAGGACGTCCACCGCGGCGTAGCGCTGGCTGAATTCCTGGAAGCTGAAGCTGCGGTGGCGCAGGATCTGGCGCCCGATGTCGCGGGTGGTGTTGATCTCCACGCAGGCGTTGGCCATCTCGAACGGGCTGACGTGGCCGTGCTCCATCATGTAGCGCAGCAGGCCATCGATCTTGGTGTTGGCCTGGTTGGCAGGGTTCGAGACCCGGGCGATTGTGGCCACGGTCTGGTCGATGTCGGGCGTGGCCCAGATAAGATTCACGTTCACGATTTCATCCATTCAGGTTTGTTGGGGAGCGGGGCCCAGCCCGTCCAGAAAGTGTCTTTGCCTACGTATTGCGCATAGATGGCAACACCGCCCTGGCCGAGCAGTTGCACCTTGACGCCTTGGGGGCAGGTGGTCATGGGCTGCCAGTAGTAACCCCGGTCAACGGCCACGGAGGTGTTGGTGCTGGACGTCACGTCCGGGTCTCCAGTTCGATCAGCAGGTCGATGAAGTGGCGGGCCTTCTTCAAATCCCCGATGCCGCCCTTGGCGCGCCAGCGGGTGAGGTACTTGATCGCGCAGCCTTCAGCGAACGGGATGTTGTTCGCGTGGATGTACTCGATCGGCTGGATCTTCAGGTCCTTGTAGTGATCGCCACCTTCTTGGTGGGCCAGTGCTTCGCTCATAGTTCGCCTTTCATGTAGTCCATCAATGCATCTTGCACTGACCTCTTGCCGTCACGGCGGGCGAGGACCACCTGGTCCACGGTGCCGCGCGTGACGATGTAATGGACAAAGACGTTGCGGTCTTTGCCCGCCTGCATCTGGCGCATGGGTCCCACGCGCTCGATGATCTGGTCGTGGAGGTCTAGCCTCCACGTCTGGCCGAAGAACACGACGGTGTTGCAGTGTTCCTGCAGGCCGTCGATACCCTCGCCGATACTGGCCGGGTGGCCAATCCACAGCTTGCCCTTGCCTGACTTGGCCAGCGCCAGGTGGTCCTCGCGCGCCAGATCCAGCGCGTCGGGCCACTCGCGCAGGATGCGGTCCCGGTCGCTCTTGAACTCATAGCTCACCAGCAGTGGGTCGTCGCCGGTGGCGTCCATCAGTTCCTGCAGCGCGTCGAGTTTCTCGCGGTGCATCTCCACCCACACGCCGGCACCGTAGCGCTCGGCGTCCAGGTAGGCGGCGCCGTTGGCCATCTGCAGGCACTTGTTGGACAGCGCCGCGGCGTTGAACACCTCGACCTCCTGGCCGTCGATCATGGTGAACAGCTCGCGCTCCATCTCGCGGTACTTGGCGCGGGCGCTGGCAGGCATCTCGACCTCGATCACGTTGACGATCGGGTCCTTCAGGTCGAACCAGTCCTTCGGGTCCAACGTCAGGCAGATGTCGGCCAGTCGGGCGTGGATCTCCTCGTGCGCGTTGGGCAGGATCACCGGCACGATGCCGGGCTTCTTGCTGATGGCGTCGACCACGCGCTTGTACGCGAACCAACGATTTTCAAATGCGGAGTAGGTGCGACCCAGGCGCTGGCCTGCGTCGAGAAACCACATCTGCCCCCACAAGTCCTTCAGCCCGTTGCTGGCCGGCGTGCCGGTGAGCTGGATGAAGCGCTTGACGTGCTTGTGCGCCATGCTGCCGAGCGCCTGCGAGCGCTGGGTGCCTTGCTTCAGGCGGAAGCCCTTGAGGCGCACGGCCTCGTCGGCCACCACGGTGGCGAAGGGCCAACGGTCGCCCAGCGTTTCAGCAAGCCACGGCAGCTGTTCGTAGTTGGTCACGTAGACCGGCGCGTCTTTGCGCAGTGCGGCCTTGCGCTGATCGGGGTCGCCCACGATCGGCACCACGTCAAGACCGCGCAAGTGCTTCCACTTGCCTGCCTCGGTGGCCCAGGTATCGCGGGCCACGCGCAGGGGCGCCAGCACCAGAGTGGGTTTGCTCTCACCCCACACGCGGTGGAGGATGTCCAGGTGCGTGAGGGTCAGAATGGTTTTTCCCATCCCGGGCTTGGCCCAGAGCGCACAGCGGTCCTGCGTATTGAAGTGGGACATCGCCAAGGGGGCGAAGGCGCGGGCGGTGTACTCACGCACGCTTGAGCTCCTTCACCACCGGCTTCTCTTCGGTCGTGAAGCGGTGCAAGTTCGCGCACTCGTAGCGGCGTGTCGTCGCGTCGTCGGCCTTGCGCTGCCGGGTCTCGAGCACGGACGCCCACGCGCCGCAGACAGGGCACTTCACGCGAGCACCTCGTCCACGCCGGCGTAGCTGTCAACCACGACGACGCGCTGGCCCATGGCGCGCATGCGCTCGTGCTCACGGTGCTGCTGGCGCTCGTGCGGGGTGTGGGGGAAGAGAGCAGCCAGGCCTTCGGCCTTGAGCTCGACCCAGATGGCGCGGTCGATGTACTTAGCCAGCGAGCCGGTTGTTCTCGGCGGGAGCATCACGAAGCGATCAGGTGCGCCCTTGCGGCCCTGCCACGTTACCTTGCGGACTTCGCCGCCGCGTTCCTTCACGCGCTTCACGAGGTAGTCTTCGATGGTGGACTCTCTCATGACGCGTACCCGTAGAAGAATGCAACGAGCACGAGCATGGCGACAAAGCCAAGCATTGCCAGGAAGTTGCGGACCAGGCCGATGACCCAGTCGAAGTCGAACGGGTTGTCCAGGTTGATGGGGGTGTCGTCTTTTTTCATTACGCCAACAGTACAAACATCAGCACGAGGGCGGCGATGATCGAGCCGGTCAACACCACGCGTTCCTGCCAGTCCATACGGGTGGTTGGCTCTTCGATGTGGTTGCTGGTGTAGGGGCCGAAGGCCTCCTTCATGGTGCGGGGATATTTACGAGTGTTCATTTTCCTCTTTCGGTTGTTGATGTTGTGAATTGTAGCAGATGCTACAGCCGTTAATCTTTGCGGTATCGAAAAGTTTCAAAGCCCGCGGCGGCCAGCGGGATGCCCTGGGCCCATGGCGGGGCGGTGGCCAGCATGCGGGACAGCTCCGCGACGCTGAACGAGGGCGAGTCGTAGGTCTCGGTGATCAGCTCGTCGTGCACGGACAGCACGATCTCGTAGCGCTCGGCCTCGATCTCAGCCATGGCGCTGGCCATGATGTCGCGGGCAAAGGCCTGGGTGCAGTTCTCGATGATCTTACCGCCGTAGGTTTTGATCGGTCCCCATTGGCGGGTGTATTGGTTGACGCCGAAGTACGTGATCTGCCCGTCGTCGGCCACCTTGGGGTTGATGTAGCAGAGGTAGCGGCCAGATGGCAGGCGGATGCGCAGCCAGGCACCATCGCGGCGGACCTTGAGGTGCTCGCCGATGTCGAAGGTCTGGCCCGGGTTGTTGATCGCTGCGCGCACGGAGTCACCGGCGGCCTTCCACAGCGCGGTAGTGTTGGGGTGCGCGTCGCGCCATGCGCGCTTCAGCACCTCGCAGGCCACGTAAATATTCTCAGGCAGGCCCAGCGTGCGCTTCTTCGACTTGGCCCACTTCCACATGCCCAGCGCGTTGGCCATGGCCTCGCCGCTGGCGGTGGCGTAGACCGCGGCGGCGAGCTCGTCCAGGTCCATGTTGTAGACCACGGCGAAGGTCAAGAACGCAGCGACGCCGCCCTCGTAGCCCAGGCCCAGCTCCATGACCTTGCCGATCTGGCGCTTCTGGCCGGTGGCTTCCTTGGGGTCGATGTTGAACGAGCGGCCGTAGGCCACTTTGTAGAGATCCTCGCCGATACCTGCATCGAAGTCGGCGAAGGCTTTGAGCTTCCAGCGCTCACCTGCCAAGAACGCGAGCCCGCGGCCTTCGATGTTGGACAGGTCGGAGATGACCAGCTTCTTGCCGGGCGGCGCCACGATGCAACCGCGCACGGTGTTGGCCGTCAGGCGCATTACGTTGTCGAAGAACAGGTCGGCGCAGTTGGCCTTGAGTGCGTCGATGCCCTCGTCGATCAGGGGCTGCTTCATGTCAGGGCGGGGCATGTTCTGGGGCTGGAAGATACGACCAGCCCACCGTGCGGTGCGCTGTGCGCCGGCAAACTGCAGCGTGTTGCGCAGGCGGCCGTCTGCGCTGGTCGCGTTCATCAGGGCCTTGTACTTGGCGGTGCTGGTCTTGGTGGCCTCGAGTCGAATGGCCAGCAGCAGCTTCACCGCCTCGGGCAGCTCGGGGTCGTCCATCCTGCGGCGCAGGGTGTCGGCCTTCATGTCGGGCAGGTTGACGCCGTACTCGGCGCAGATGAACGCCAGAAGGTTGTCGCGCTGGCTGACGTTGGTCACCAGGCCGTCGGTCTGGGTGTTTACCGCGCGCTTGAGTCGCTTCTGCTCCACTGCAACAGCAGTGATGGCGGCGTCCGCGAGTTCCATGTCGACCGCCACTCCGCGATCATTGATGCGCTGATCAAGGTGCCACAGCGCGAGCTCGGGGTGGCCGGCTCGGTAGTTCCAGCTTGGCAGGCGCGTACCAATGGCTCGCATGGCGACAATATCTTGTCTGCTGTACTCAAGGAATTCAGCCCATTCTTTGGGGTGGGTTTCACGGGTAGCCCTTCGCAGTGTTGAATTCTTCGGGCGGGGCTTGCAGAAGAGATGAATCAACTCGCGGCCGCGCTTGTCCTTGGCGAGGTCGGCAGGGAGGCCAACGATCTGGCCGATCTTGTCAAGGCCACCGGGCAGGCCGTGGGCCATGGCCTGAATCATCGTGTCCTGCCAGCGCTCGATCGGAACGTCGATGCCCCAGCAGTGGCGCAGCAGGGTGCGGTCGAACATGGAGTTGTGCGCGATGATGGTGACGGTGGGGTCGTTGAGCATCTTCTCGAACCCAGCGGGGAAGTGACGGCCGGTGCAATCGAAAACGTGGGGCTCGCCATCATCGATCGCCCACTGGGCCACGGTGATCTCGGTGCTGGGGTGCTCGGCGTAGCGGTGGGTGCCGTGCGCTTTGAGGTCGCACTCGCTGAATGTCTCACTGTCGAACCAGAGGGTGGTCATTTTGTTGTTCCTTTGGTGAAGACCCTGCAGATCCTCACCAAAAGAAAGCCCCGCTATACTGGCAGGGCAGTTGTCCTTAGCCCGGGGCTCAATACCCCGGGCATTTTTTCGTTTACGCGAAGTCGTCGGCGCCTGCGCCTTCAGTGACTTCCTCAAACTCGTCAGCGTCGGCTGGGCGGCCTGCGCTGAAGCTGTCGCCGTCAGCGTAGAACTGGATGCCACGGAGCTGGGCGTTCACGCGCTGGCCGTAGTTGTTGTCCTGGGCCCACAGCTCGATCGATGCGTTCACAAAGCAGCCAGGGTAAGGGCGGCCAGATTTGGCAGACAGTGGCGAGCGATCGCGGTCGATGACGGTCGGCGCTGCGTTCTCTTGCGCTGCGGCGCTGATGAACGAGTTGCCGGGGAAGCCGTCGTACTTGCTCTTGGTGTCACCGTCGTGCAGTGCCAGCTTGTCCTGCTTGCCCAAGCCCTTGACGATCGCGGCGGCTTTGACGCCCCACTTGGCGTTGGCGACTGCGAGCTGGGCAGCCTCGATCTCCGCGATCTGTGGGTGGTCCGCAGGAATCAACAGCGTAGCGCTGTAACGGGGTTTGCCTTCACCCGCCACGGTGGTGGGCTCGAACAGGTTGGGGAATGCCAGGCGCACGTTTTTGACCAAGATGCGGCCGATGGGTTGAGCTTGTGTAGTTGCCATGAGTGAAAAGTCCTTTTGTGAAAAATGAATACGGTTATATTGTAGCGGATGCTAAAGCGTTACGCGAGATCGTCAGATATATTTTCAAAGTCATCTATCGCGGGTTTCACATCCAGCGCGGTGCGCGGATCTGACGCCGGTGCCACATGTGGCGAGCCTTCGCGCTGCACGATCAGCTCCTGCAGCTTGGGCCACTGGCGTTTGCCAATGACCTCGGCCTTGGCCAGCTTGTCGGCGCTGGTGGGGCTGATCAGCTTGAAGTCGTACATGTCCTCGAGCTTGACGCGCATGGTCTTGAGCATGGCTTCGGCGGCCTTGGCATCTGCCCACTGGCGGTTGCCCTTCTTGCCTTGCACCAGCTTGTAGCCAGGCACACCCTCACCCGCCAGCAGTCGGCGCTCGACCTCGGCGCGCACGGCCTTGCACCAGTCCTCGATCAGGTCGCACTTGGCCAGAGCACTGGCAAGGGGTTCAGCGTCGTCGAGCTTTGGGTCCGATGCGACAAGGTTCTCGAACTCCGTGGCCGTCGCGGCGCTCACTGTCTCGATGACCTCAGCCCGCAGCTGTGGGCAGGTCGCCTTTGCCTTGCAGAACTTGCATTGCTTCTCGCCGGGGCGCAGGTAGACCAGCCCCCAGTCGTTCGCCGTGAGCTGGTGCGGCGCCTGGGCGGTCTTGCACGACGCCACGGCATCGCGCGCAGCGCCACGGCCCCACGCTTCCAGTTCCACGACCGTGAGGTCGTACTCGCTGGGTGCGGTCTTGATGCGGGGCTGACTGATGGCCAGGCGCACAGTCTCGAAGTCGGCGACCAAGCCCTGGAACTGCTGCAGCGCGCCCAGACCGTAAAGCGACATCTGTGGGTTCTTCTCGGCCGAGACCTCGACGCCCATGCCGTATTTGAAATCCACGACGATTAGTTCGGCGCCGCGGGCCACGATCACGTCGGCCGTGCCCCAGGCCTCGACCTCGGGGGTGTCGAGGTAGCTGGAGTAGTTGACGCGGATGTCAGCGAAGATGATGCCGTCGTCGCCCTTCAGGTCGTTGGCGTAGTCGATGCAGACCTGGACGTGGCGGGCCATGTCCTCGTCCACCACAAACACAAAGCCATCGGCCTCGATCGCGGTGTTCAGGAAGTGCGCGGCGGGCAGCTCCTGCTGCAGTGCCCAGGTCAGCACCTGGTGCGCAGCAGTACCTTCAGCTGCGTACTTGCTGGTGCTGTTGGGCTTGCCTGCCTCCAGCACTTTCTTGCCGGGGCACAGCATGACCGACTCGAAGCCCGAGGCCGACCATTTGGAGTGTGCGAGTTCAGCCACGGCAGTTCCTTTTGTGGCGGGCCACGTTGCGGGTTTTTGTGGCGGCGCGGCGGATCTTCAGCGCGCCGGTCTTGCCCTTTGCAGGGGCATAGTGGCTGTTGCGGCCAAGCGCTACGGGCTCGTGCGCGGCCGCCATGCTCATGCTCATGCTGGCCAGCAGGCCTGCCAATGCGGCGCGCATTACGCAGCTTCCAGTGCGACGTTCACAGCAGCCAAGGCTTCAGCCCACTTGCTGGAGTCGAGTTCTTTGAACGTCTTGACGCCCAAGGCAGCAGCTACAGCACCCGCAGCTTCGCGGCTCTTACCGGCCAGCGCGAACACTGCCTTCTGCAAAGTAGGGTAATCGACTGATTCGGAGGGCTTCGCCGAAGAGGTCGTACCCTCGGCTACTGGCTTTGGGTCTGGAGTTGCTACAGTTTTAGTAGCTGCCTGTGCACGTTCCACGGGGGCTGGCGCCTCTTTTGTTACTTTCTTTGGGGCTTCCACCTTGGCTTCAGGCGCAGGGCCGCCGACCAGGGAGGAGGAGGGGATCTCGAGCAGGGCAGCGCGGGCGGCCTCGATGGAGGTGAATGTCAGGGTCAGTGTGATCACGTTGTTTCCTTTAGTTAGTGATAAATCATATTGTAGCGGATGCTACAGCTTCGGACAAAACTTTTTGCAAAATATTCAGTTCGGCATCCGACAGGATGGCGTGGAACTTGACCTGCTCCTCGGGGCGACGTGCGTGGGGCACGAAGGTGGTCAGCTTCAGGCTGGTGCCGTGGACACTGCGCTCGAGGCTGATGTCCAGCCGGTGGGCTGGGGTGTTGATGATGGTGGTTTTCACTTGGTTCCTTTCAGGGTTAATTGCCAGCGATGACGCCGGGTTTGGTGAGATATCCGATGTCGTCGCCGTAGTTGACGATCTCTGCGCTGCGCCAGCTGCGGCGGTTGCGCACCCAGTCGACCATGATGTGGAAGCTGGCGAAGTTGTCGCGGCCAATTGCCCCATCGGCGTAGAAGACGCGCAGGCTGCCATTGACCTTGGCAAAGGGGGTCAGCTCCACGCGAACCACGGGGCTGACTCTGGCGTAGTCCAGCAGGCCGCGCAGATTGCGGGACCGGCGAATGATTCGGGCGGTGTGCGTGATCGTGCTCATTGGTAGACCTTTCCGTCGTCGCCGACATATAAATAAACTTCTCCGTAGGGCTTGCAGGCATCACTCAGGCGATCGCCGACCTCGCCCAGGCCACGGTCCCAGAACCCGGCGCCGTGGCCATTGCGGGTCAGCCAGAAGTCGTGGCCGATCTGCTCTTCGCTCTGTCCCGAATCGAGCAGCAACTGGATGTTGGCGGCAACAAAGTCGGCCACGTCTACCCGCATCTCGGCCAGGGCGTCGATGTCGATGTCGTCGGCGTCGTAGTTCGAGTCCATCGGTTCGTCGTTCTCATCGGTGCTCGACCACAGGGCGGCGATCACGTAGTGGCGCAGGATGGTTTCATC